ACCCAGTTGTGACGTCTTATGTCATTTATAAATTCTGGATTGTGAATACCATCGTCCCAGGCATGTTTTTTATCCAATAACTCCCTCATTTCATCGCCAGTCATTTTGTCTTTTAATATGCTCATTTGCCTGGTGCTCCAGTTCCAAAGTTTAATCTACTAAACTCTAATCTATCCACTAATTTTAATGCATTACCCATTCTGTCTACAGCAACAAAGCCTTCTTCGCCAGTTACCTCATAACCATTTTCTGTTTCTTTAAATGTTGGTAGTTGCCTAATTGTTTCTAACTTTTTAACTATTTTAATTTTTGCTTCAATTATTTTTAAATATAAATCATAAACTGCAACTATTTGTGGAACATTTTGTTTAATAAATTTAACACCCTGCACTAACTTCTCAGTCATTTCGTCTTGTTTAGCCTGAGTCTTATATCCGTCTATCTTCTTTTGCATAAAGTCTATATACTTTTGTACAAAACCCTGTGCAAACTTAGTAGGTTCATCAAATGCTCCTGCTCTAATGTTATTATTTACATGAGCTTTTAGTTGCTGTAAAAAATCTTTTCCTATCAATTCATTACCTTGCTCTAACCATTTAAATGTATCTGGATCTATTGATTTTAAATAATTATTAGCCATACTTATTGCATCTAAAACATCACTACTTTCTTCTTTTGTTAATGTAATTGTGCCACTAAAGTCTTTTATTATTGCGTCTCTGTGCCATACACTAGGTGTATTTCCTAGTTGACTACTATCAAAGCCAAACTTTGCTTGAGTATCTGCTAGTGTTGGACCACCTGTATATTCAGTATGCCATACTATACCCATTTCAGATTTGCTAATTTGTTTTGCTAAATCACTGTCTGTAGGTACTGCATAAACTATTGTGTTAGGTTTAAACAGTAAAACTTCTTCACCATTAATAGTTGTTGTTTGTAAATCGCTTTTGCTATAAAGCATATCTCCTTGTACAACTGTATTCCAATTTAATTTTCTTAAAAACCTTAATGCTGTTTTAAGTTTATCTTGGAGACCTTCTGACGGATGATTTTCCTCTATATCTTTGTCTGTAAAATTTATTTTAGGTTTTTTTGCAAAAACACCTTTAGTCCCCACAAAAAACTTTCCTGTTTCAGGATCTTTACCAGCAATTACGGCAGGTGCTCCGTCCCATTTGGTTGTCATACTGATAGGTGTTTTTGAATTACCTTCCAGCATGTCATGTAAACTGTATAGATAGTCAACCGCTTCTTTGGCGCCTTTTATTCCTCTATTAAATATATTATCTTCCAGATGCTCTAAATGGGTATTCTTACCCTCTGCTTCAAGTATTATTTCTTTTACGAAACTTTCTGTGAGCTCAGCAAACCTCATTAGACATTTCCAAAATTAGGGCTATTAGGATCAGTAGGATTATTTGTCTTAGGTGTTGATGGTGTTTGCTTTGAATCCGGTCTTGGTCCTGTTGCGTTCCTTTGCATTTTTTGAAAAATTTGATACGCATCATTAAGAGTTTTTGCTTCACCTCTTTTAAAAATGGCTTTTATCTTTTGGCCGTCTTCAGGAGATATATTTCCTGCTTTTATTTGTCTTTCTAAATTTTGAAAATCATCACTAGGATCGTTTTTAATTCCTTTCTTTATATACTGACCATTTAAATTTTTTGCTTCATCTTTAGTTGCATATTTACCTGTTTCTGAACTTATCCATTGTTGTCCTTTAAATTCAAAAGCATGGTTAAACTTAGTGCCATCATTTCTAGGGAAATCAATGGGTTTACCCCTTTTGTCTACTAATGTCCTAATGTCTCCTTTTTGAGGTAATCCTGTGACGTTTACTACATTGGGATCTTTACTAAATTTACCTGTAAGTTTGTCTATCGCTCTGCCGATACCACCACCAATAACACCACCTATTTTTTGACCAACACCAGCCTTTGGGTTGAACCTTGCTCTTTGGCCTAAACCTGTTGCACCAATTTTAGAAGCGACTTTGCTTTTTACTCGTTTTGTAAAGGGTCTGGTATCTTTATTGGTGGCGGCAGGTTGTGCCTTAATAAGACTAAGGAAAAGAGAATTAGTAGGTGTAATAGCAGTACCGTCAGGGTGCGTAAACGTCTGCAGATTTGGATTCCAAGAATATGAAACACCGTTATACTTAACGTTTTTTACCTTACTCCAGTCTACATCCTTTTCTAAGTTTAGCTCTTTAATTACAATTTCATTTATCAGCATTGTTATTCTCTTTTTGGGATTCTTTGATAATCTTACCAATACCTCTGGAGAATTTTTTGCCGTCTCGGCCTTTTATGCTATTTACTAATCTGTTCTGCAAATCCTTAGCAGTTGCCTCATCATAGTATGTATCTATCTGTTCTAATAAACTAATAGCACTTGCAATTATATGCTCGCCTCTATTAGATACAACATGATTTCTGTCTCTGTCAACAGAAATTTGGTTAAGTTCTTCTAAAATGCTACGAGTTTTACGCACAATATCTCCAATTAAAATATATAATGCTATTTATCATTTTATTGATCATTCTTTTTAAAGAACTCTCTCATATTCATTGCACCTGATATGACATCCTTTGCTTCAGGCTCTTCTGCTTTAATGGAATTATTATGTTTTAGTTGATCTACAAGGCTACTAGTAGTCATTGTCATTGCATCTTCATCACCTTCTTGTAAATCTTCAATCCTTAATGTATCAGGATCAAATCTTAAATCTACTTTTGTGCCTACGCCACTACTACTTCTGGTTTTCATAAACTGTATTTGATACCTGCCTTTTTCTCGCATAGCATTACTTGTAAATATACCCACAACATTATCTGCTGTTTGTACCTTACTGATACCACCTGCTATGTGATGATGATCAAACTCTATTTCTTCTACTGCACCTCTGTTTAACTGAGAGGCTGTAACAAATAATAAGTCTCTTTCACTAGATAAGTTACGCAATTCTTCAGATACATACTTGTCTTTAATAAACAAATCACTACCACTTACCTTTTGACTTATAGGCATCATTAGATCCAAGTAATCCACAAGTAAACAGTCTACTTTTTCACCACAAGATATTTCATATTCACGTAAAAATACCCTGATATCATTTACATTTACACCATTAGGCATTTGTTTTACTCTTAGTCTACCAGCACCTTTGGCTTTCATACGCACTTTCAAATCCACATCATCCATGTTTTTCATAACTTCTTTTGTGCCATAACCACTTACCATACTATCTAATCGCATACTAATTAATTGTTCACTGAGCTCTAAACTAATATACACAACATTAAATCCTGCTAATGCCCAATTTACTGCAAAGTTTTGTAAAAACAAACTCTTACCAGCACCGGAACCACCAGCAAAAATAGTCATTTCGCCTCTATTCATACCACCATAAAGTTTGTGATCTATACCTTTCCAGCCTGTGCTAATTGCACCACTTTGATCTTTAATCCATTGTAATCTCTCTTTGGGATTTTCAAAGTAGTCTAAACCTAAATCTTTTACAAGTCCTACCTGACTTGCGTCTTTAATTTTATTTTCTACAGTACCATAATCCTGTTTTTCCAACAAGTCAGTACTTTCAATAATCGCTTTTTCCAATGCCTTATGTCTACAAAATATTTCAAACTCTTTTAAAAACCATTCATGATGATCTGGAGTAACATTTGGAATAATATCTAAATGTACACCAGATGCCGCACTTACCTGCTCTGGCGTTGGAATACTATTAAAGTCAGTAGAATGACTTAAAAATAATTCAATTGCTTTTCTATACTTGTTATTAAAAAACTCAGGCTTAACTATGTTTTGGCATCTAGCAAATAAGTCATTATCGCTAAGTAGAAACCTTAAAAATAGTTCTTGTGTTTCTTCATTGTAATTATTTAAATCGCTCATTTTTGTATCTCATTAATTATATATCTTGCAAATAGTTCATGTCCTGCTTCGTTTGGATGTCCATCTGTAGCACTTTCTTCATAACCTCGTGTTACATGCGATATAGGAAGTAAAAAATTAGATGTGTCTATATTATGTGCTACCCCATCTAATAATTTGTTTTGTAGATAATATGATATCATTGTTTGATAACTTTGTCCAGTAAAATATACATTTTTAAATCCTTTTATTTTACAGAATCCCTGAAATGCTATTATTTGAAGTACTAAATCGGTAAGAATACTTGTATCGTTATTAACTAGTGTACAATAATTTTTAAATATTTTATATTCTAATTTATTATTTAAATACCTATTTCCTACTTGAGGCACTCTATCATCAATACAAGGGTCTTGTACTATGTGTCCTATCCAGGAACTTAGATTATTGTCATAATATTCCTGTCTTTCTATATTGGCAAATTGTATCACCACTGTCCAATTTTCAGGGTCATTTATGTTATCTAAGTATTCCATACTACGTCTTATTATTCTGTGATTGCTGGAACCTCTGTATGCTTCTGAAACAACTTCTTCAAAGTTTTCTTTCAGTAACATTGGCCATACCCAGTCTGGAGATATATCAGATACTCCGTCTTTAATTTTAAAGTCTTTATGGCCATGGCTAAAACTACAGCCGTTCACATATAATTTCATATTAATGTCCTACATGTACTCCAAACATATATCCCAAAAAGAAAACTATAGGGCCTAATATTAATAAGTCTACTATCCAATGCAATGCGATAGATAGTGTAACTATTTCCTTCCAATGTAATTTACATACATTTGCCCAATTTTTTATTTTTTCTCTTATTTCATTTTTGCCTTTACTTCTATTTTAAGTTTATTGTTTGTTGCATGTTTTATTATACTGCTCACTGTTGCCAATCTTCCATACATATTAACTGCATCTGCGGCGTCTTTACAATCCACATGCCAAGGCGGGAAACTTACTTCCCACCCTAGTTCAGCGGCCTGCAACATCAACTCTATGCCTGCTTTATCTCTGTCAGGGCATACTATAATTCTTTTACCTAATTTTTCAATTAAATGTGCTTGTTCAGGGCCAACACTATTACCTTGTATTGCAACACCATCTACCAGTATCGCATCAAATACTCCTTCTGTAACAATAACAATTTCCCTTTTACTGTCTGCAAATCTATCTATATTAAACACATATCCAGGTTGCATTTTATGTAAGTACTTAGGCGTTTGTTTGTCAGGAGGGCTTATATGCCTTCCTGTCCAGCCTACCACCTCGTTATTATAAGTGAAAGGGACTACCAATCTCTGCTTGTATAACTTCTCATCAAAGTATAGCAGTGGATATAGACCAAGTAGTCCTCTTTGCCTTGCGTATTCCTTTACAGCATGATCTTCTGGTAAGTCATCAACTGCTTTTGCTGTTTGAGGAATTTTTTCTGTGTTAAATTTTTGTAAATTATAAACATAGTCTGTAGTACTTTCTGTTTCTAATTCTTCTGCATACTTCATTAATTCTATTGTTACTTTATGTATGTCTTTCTGATCTGCCCCTAGTATTGTTGCTAAGTCTTTATATTTCTTTCCTAGTGTGGGATTCGGCTCCCAACCTGTTGTATATCCGCAATTAAAACAATTATAGGATATTTTTGCACCAGTTGTTATTAAACCACCGCGTTTTCTTTTATCAGTACACATTGGGCAATCCATAGTGTTCCAGCCACTAGGTGTTTTACTAGTTCTTATTGGAAGATTATCCAAAAGGAGACGATGCACCTTTTCTACTAAAAAGTCTATATCCATGCATTAATTATACACGAAAAATATGTAAAAGTCAATTAATTTCTTAATTGTACTAACGATATATTTCCTGCTGTGGGTTCACTTAATACTCTTATGTAATTTGCATTAACTTGAAAAGTATGGTGATATATTGTGGAGTTTGAGGTTAAAGAAACATTGCTCACCACATTAAACCAATCACTACTATTGTTTGCTGTATTAGGCGTATTTTCTACACAACTTGCTTGTATTGAAAAATTTCCTGTATATGTATCAGGATGTATTGCAATACTATGCAAACATTCACTAAAGTTTCTTGATTGATTTCCTTTAAATGCTGAAGTTACAAACACATTAGAGTCATCTCCATTATTGGTATTTGTTACTTGCATAAATTGACTAACATTTGCTGTTTGTGTATCTACAGGAGTTCGTTTAGTTTGATCTTTTATATCAATATCAAATATAACATTATTATTCTGATCTGTAAATACAGGTAACTCTAAACCTTCTGGTGTTTCTCTAGATACATAAATTTGATATAATCCAGCCTCTAAATTAGTTAGATCTCCTTCTAATATATCTAATTTTACTTGTCCAGTAGTTCCTGTGTGAGTTAATAACCTTGAAAATATTCTTTCACCTGTATTAGGCCTCACTAATATAGCTCTTAATATATCAGAATTTATATTTTGAAGTTTTCTGTCTTTATTTCGTATGTTAAAAATTATCTCATTAGATAATCCTTTATGTGCTACTAATCTTTTATTGTTCATAGGTCTGTTATCCACGTATAGTCCATCAGAGTTTATTACAAGATCAGCACTCGTTTCGTATAAAAATAATTTGTGATCGCCGTAGCTCATAATTTCTTACTCTTTATATTGTACTATTTATCACTATCTAACATAAATAACATTGTGGACAAGACAAAACTGATAGAACTAGCACAAGAAAAATACCCTTTTATAACAGCAATCACCTATGGAGGAAATGAGTACGTAGGTATAGTTGTAAATCATGATAATACAATCCTTACATTTTATGATGTAAATAAAATGCCTTCTATGGAAATTAAAAAAGGTTTTCTAGAACTTGGAGAACTTTGGTGGTGGGAATCAAATAGACAATTACCTATAGACATTTTTCTTAATCATGAAATGAAGGAATATCTTCCTTACCTTTCTACATTTGTAATGAAAGATGTAGAAGTTTTATTTGGTCCTATGACATCTTTACAGAATTTAATTAGAAAAAGAATTAAAAGACGTGGTGTACAACTAGTTCGTAAAACTGACTAACCTTCACAAATCCTATTTAATTGTACAATGATTGCTAAAGCATAGCCATAACTATGACTCTTTTTAAAGAAGTAACTATCATCATTAGGCTTTACCCAAACATCTGCTTCTATTTGTTCCCAAGTTTTACCTACTAAATGTCTTTTGCCAGGGCGTATAATCGCAAGTATCATTGCTAATTGTTCAAGACTTTTAGGAGGGTGTTGTTTTACAATTTCAAAATGATTGCTTATGTGAAATAATTGTTCTACAACTTCTTTATGTTCAAATAGTTCCCACATAGGCTCTGTGTTTACTAATTTATCTAAATGTGTTTCATCAACAATATTTGTATATACATGATTATTTAAAAAGTCAACTTTAAACCAGCCCTCTTGTTCTGCTTGTTTATGATCTATTGTACTATAGCCTTGTAAGGGAAATTTAGGAATATTTTGAAAGTAGACACCAGTATTGTGCTTAGTAAACTTACCATCCTTTTCAATACTTGCAGGTGTGTGGCTAATAACTTTTAAAAAGTCATCTCTGTTAGCCATATCTATATCTACATCAAAATCAATCTTCATTAAATAACGAGCTCCACTTCATTAATTTTTGTTCTTTTAAAAACATTCTGTCTTTAATTTGCTGTTCTGTTACAAACCCATCTCTTTTTAATAATTCAATCATACACATCAAATCGCCAATTTCATCTTGTAAGTTACTCATATCATCAGGACATCTATCTTTTTCAAATCTTATTAGTTTACTACAAGCCTGTACCAGCTCGCCACACTCTTCCATTGTGATTGTAAGTAATTCTTGTTTCTTATTCATTCTTCTTTTACAAATATTCCGTCTACCATACGACCTTTTCTGTCTTTGATGTCATCATATGCTACTGCTAGACATTCTTCTAGTGTTGTGCCTTCTCTTTCAGCAATGTTGATAAGAATAACAAGACAATCTCCTATATCATCTTTTACATCTTCTCCTTTACATACACTATCTGAAAGTTCTCCAACTTCTTGTATCAATTTTAATACTTGATCCTTACTTGTTGCACCATCAATTAAGTTTCTATCATGATGCCATTGTGATGTTTTTTCTATTAAGTCTTTCATATTCCTGCTACCTCGCATGTTGTTTTAATTTCTTGAACTTCTTCTTTATTGTGTCCAAACTGCTTCATCCAAAATGTTGTATCTATAATGTGCTTTATCATTTCAACTTGTTCATCATTAAATCGTGTAAGTAATTCACCACCTGTTTCACTTAAATACAATACCCAAGGACTAACTTTTGCACTTCTGATATCATGAACTGCTCTTGCTGGTGTTACTATTTTAAAATAATCTTGCCAGTCATTTTCAGTCTCTTCACTCCATTTGTTAAAATATATAATAGTCCTTTCTAATGCCTTTAAACCGGGTTCTTTTCTAACATAACTAAGTAAAAACTCATCATATAATTTATCTTTACTCCAATCTGCTAATTTTTTACCTTCTTTTATTAACCATTCTGCAAATTTTTCAGGCTGTAAATATTCATTAACCACACAACTTCTACCAAACTTTGTAAATCCTTCATAGTATTGACTGCGAATAAAATCTTCCATAGTTTTAGGCTTACTGATTTGTGTATTTAATTCATAAAACATTTGAAATACTCTATAGCCTAATCTTATATGTGTAAGATCCTTGTCAGCCCAACGTCTTTTCTTTACACACATATGAGCACTTAGAGTTCTTTCACTCATAAATACTTTTTCGCACCATTTACATTTATTTTCCAAAGATGTCCTTGATTGTTTTGTCATCATATCCATGATCTTGAGCCATTGCTTTTAGATCTTCTTTACTATTTAATGATATTAAATTATTAATGTCCTCTGCTTTCATGTGAGGGAATGTTTCGTATATAAAATCAAACACCTTACTTTTCTTTTTTCTGCTGTTAGGCGGTTTTAAGTATGGATGAAACTGTATTTTTCCTGTACCACAAACACTTAGTAATAGCCATTGCAGTTCAGGATGTTTACTAACTTCACTAAACTGATAATTTACACATTCATTTGTCATAAAAATATAGTCTGCGGCATCTCTGCCTTGCACACTACTACAATACCTCATCATCATCCAGGCACTAAAGGCTTTTTTACCTTCATCCGTTAGGTTATTATAAAAGTTTCTATCCTTTTTGTCAATCGCCGCCATTATATCTTTTAACGGAATTTGAGGTTTTTTAGCCATTACTTAATCTCATTATCATAATAATCATGTGTGCCTGCTTTATATCTTTCTTTTTTCTCATGTACCAATATAGAGGAACCTATTGCAAAAGCACCTGCACCAATTAAAAAAATAATTCCAATTATAAAATTTATAATTTCCATTATTATTCTCCTTCAAACTCTATTAATGTTTCTACATTAAATCCTGCTTCTTTTATTATAGCACTTCCACCTAAATCGGGCAAGTCTATTGCGGCCAGAATTAAAATATTTTCTCTAGGTATATTCCAACATTGGCAAATTAAACTTGCTATTGCTGTGGCTGTACCACCTGTTGCAATCAAGTCATCTATAATAACAATTTTATCATTAGGCTTTAAATTTGAATTTTGCTGTATGTGTAGCGATGTTTCTCCGTATTCTAACTTATAACTTCTTTGATATGTAGGGTTAGGTAATTTACCAGGCTTTCTTGCAAGTATTAAAGGTAACTCCATATCTCTAGCAATTGGAGAACTAAAAATAAACCCTCTGCTTTCTATTGCTACAATTTTTGTTGCTTTAAACATCATACAACTAGCAGTCATGTCTATAAGTGCTTTATTAAGAGCTTCTGGGCTTTCTAATAGGCTTGTAATATCCCTGAACTGTATTCCTTCTATAGGAAAATCAGGAACTGTTCTAATACTTTCTTTTATGTCCATAAATTTATTCTTTCCCATAACATGTCACTTTTACCAAAATGACCATAATTAGTTGTTTTAGTTAAATCTAAATTAAATAGGTCAAACTTATCAATTATACCTTTAGGAGTTAAGTCTACTTTATCTATAATACTTTCTGATAAGTCGTCTCTAACTTCTCCATCAGCATAAACATATACACTAGTAGGCTCTTTTATACCTATAGCATAACTTAATTGTACAGTACAGTTATCTGCTTGTCCACAACCTACAACATTATTTGCCAAGTATCTGGCCATATAGGCGGCACTCCTGTCTACCTTAGTGCAATCTTTTCCACTAAAGGCACCTCCACCATGTGGAGCATATCCCCCATAAGTGTCTACAACAATTTTTCTTCCTGTTAGTCCTGTGTCTCCATCAGGACCACCAATTACAAATCTGCCTGTAGGATTTATATGCCATACCGTTTTAAGTACATGAATTTGATCTTTTACTACAGGCAAAATGATATCTATTACACGTTCTCTAACCTCTTCTATATCTAAGTCTTCACTATGCTGAGTGCTACATACAATAGATTTTATATACATTGGTTTACCAATACTATCATAAAAATAGGTTACCTGAGCTTTGCTGTCTGGGCCTAGCCACGTTGCACCATTTTTTCTAGCATTGTCTAATGCTTTTAATATTTCATGACTGTAATATATTGCACTAGGCATATTATTAGGAGTTTCATTACATGCATATCCAAACATGATACCTTGATCTCCTGCCCCGAAGTCGTCTGTGCCTAGTGCAATGTCTGGACTTTGTCCATGTAGTTCATTGTAAACTCTTAACTTTTCCCAATGAAAGCCGTCTTGCTCATAACCTATATCTTGCACTATTGCTCTAATAATATCTTCGATTTCATCTTTATTAAATTTATCGCTTTTAAATTCTCCAGCAAGTGTAACCATATTTGTAGTTACCAGTGTTTCTATCGCCGCTCTGTGTTTAATGTTTTTATCTATTAGATATGTTGCAACTGCATCT